CGCCGCGCCGGCAACACCCTCACCTGGTGCCCGCCCACCGTCGGCGAGCAGGTGATGATTCTTTCCCCCAGCGGCGAGCCTGCCGCCGGCATGGTGATCCCGGCCCTGTACTGCCAGGACCATCCCGCCCCTGACAACAGCCAGGACACGCATGTGATCGAGTTTCCGGACGGCACGGTCATCCGCTATGACCATGCCAGCAGCGAACTAGACATTACCGCGGTCGCCACCGTGCGCCTCACCGCGCCAAACACCTACCTCGTCGGCAACGTTATCCACAGCGGCGGCGATCTGTCGTCCAACGGCATCGTGCTGCACACCCACACGCATGGCGGCGTGCAGCCAGGCGGCGGCAGCACGGGAGGCCCGCAATGAGCGGCATGAACGCCACCACTGGTCGCGCCATCGACGGCATGGACCACATCCGCCAGTCGATCAAGGACATCCTCACCACGCGCATCGGCACTCGCGTCATGCGCCGCGACTACGGCTCGTTGCTGCCCGAGCTGATCGACCATCCCGCCAATCCGGCCAACCTGCTGCGCCTGCAGGCCGCCAGCATCATGGCCATCCTGCGCTGGGAGCCGCGCGTACGCATCACACGCACGGCCTTCCAGATCGGCATGGATGGCGCCGCGACGCTGGATCTTGAAGGCGAGCGCCGCGACGGCCAGCGTGCCGGGCAGCCCTTGAACCTTGCCGTGCGGGTGATTTGATGCCGACCGTCGATCTCTCCAGCCTGGCCGCGCCTGCAATCATTGAATCCCTGTCGTTCGAGGACATCCTGGCGAACGTCAAAACGGATTTCATCGAGCGCCACCCGGCCGCTGCCGATGTCATCGATCTCGAATCCGAACCCATCGTCAAGCTGCTGGAAGAAATCGCATATCGCGAGCTGATCCTGCGTGCACGCTACAACGACGAGGCGCAAGCCCTGCTGCTGGCATTCGCCACTGGAGCGGATCTCGACCATATCGGCGCGACGTATTACCGTGGCGAATCTCGCCTATTGATCGCGCCCGCAGATCCTGCTGCCATCCCGCCGGTCGAGGCGGTGTACGAAAGCGACAATGAATTTCGCTACCGACTCTCGCTCAAGCCGTCCAGCTACTCAGTCGCCGGACCGCGCGACGCCTTCAGGTTCCACGCACTCTCTGCGGACGGCCAGGTGAAGGACGCCAGCCCGACCACGCCGCATGGCGGTACCACCGAGGTGTTCATCCTATCGCGCAGCGGCGACGGCGCGCCGGCCCCGGCACTGCTCGGCACGGTGCTGTCCAAACTGAACGACGAGACGATCCGGCCGCTCTCCGAGGAAGTGCTGGTCACCCCGGCATCCATCGTCAACTATGCGATCGATATCCGGCTCACCATCTTTCCCGGGCCGTCCGACGAAGTCGTTCTCCAGACGGTTGACAACAATCTGGCCGAATTCGCCGCCGCGCATCACAGAATCGATGCTGACATCATCCACTCCGCCATCGATGCCGCAGCGCACATTGCCGGCGTCAAGAAAGTGGTGATCGTCAGCCCGCCAGTTGATGTTGTCTGCGACGCGAGCCAGGCCCCGTACTGCACCGGCATCACCGTCACCATCGCAGGGGTCGAGGCATGACGGGGCTACTGCCTAACAACGCCACCCAACTGGAACGCGCGGCCTCACTGACCTCAGCGCGCTTCAATCCGGCGCGCATCCTGCCGATGGTCTGGAATGCGGCCACCTGCCCGGCGGCATTGCTGCCGTGGCTGGCCTGGGCGCTTGCGGTGGACGAGTGGGATCATGGGTGGCCGATCGATAAGAAGCGCGCGGTCTGCGCCGCCGCCATCCCTGCGCACGAGGCAAAGGGGACGCCTCACGCGATCCGTATTTCGCTGGCTGCGCTCGGGCAGCCGGATGCCGACATCATCGAGCGCGCCGACAGCATCCGCCGCAACGGCGTCGCGCTGCGCAACGGTCTGCATCGCCGGCGCGGGCTGAGCGGATGGCCGACCTTCCGCGTCGTCCTCCACAGCCCGGTCACCGTCGACCAGGCCTACCAGATCAAACGCCTGCTCGGCGCCACCAAGCGCAACTGCGTCGAACTGCTCGCCATCGACTTCGCGCAAGCCGCCCTGCGCCGCAACGGCCTCTATACCCGCAACGGCGACTACACGCGCGGCACCGTCAACACACAAATCAACTGAGGACGCAACATGGCCGACTTAATCGAAACCACAGCAGCCGTCGACGTCGGCGGCAACTGGAGCGCCGGCATCTACCAGCTCGAACAGGCCGACCTGGTGCTCGGCGGCGCCGACGGCATCGACAACATGCAGGCCAAGCAGCTCCTGGCGCGGGTCAACTATCTGAAGGCGGAACTGGTCGGCCTCGGCGTCTCGGCCTTCATCCGCACGCTGCTCGACGATATCGACGCCGCAACCGCGCGCGCCACCCTGGGCGCCGTCACGCAAAACGACATCAACACGGCGATCGCCAACCTGGTCGCCTCGTCTCCAGCCGCGCTCGACACCCTCAACGAACTGGCGGCCGCCCTGGGCAACGATCCAAACTTCGCCGCTACCATCACCAACGCGCTGGCGCTCAAAGCCCCGCTGGCCAGCCCGCAGCTGACCGGCGCGCCCACCGCGCCCACGGCCGCACCTGGAGACAACAGCAACGTGCTGGCGACGACGGCATTTGTGATGGCGGCCACGCCTACTGTAAAAGACGCCGCCGCGCAAAAAAGCTACAACCTCGCCGTTTCCGGCGGCGCGCTCGTCCTCATCGAACAATAAGGAGATTTCAATGCATGGCATTCCACGAGTACTCCAGACGCGGGCAGATTTTGATCTCGCTGTTTCGCTCGCCAGATCCGGCGAGGCCGACCGGCGCGCCGTCGCTCAACACCTGCGCGGGCTGATTGAGGCGGCCTATCACTACGTCTACGACCGCGACCTTGCGCCCACCGAGCCGCCCGACGGTGCCGTGCCGGAATTCTACGTCGTGGACGCCACCGAGCAGGATCCTGTGCGCCGGCAGCTCGTGCGCGTCGTCGATCCGGCGGGCAGGCTGTTTGCGCTTGGCTTCACGCCGGCGGAAATTGAATCGCTCATCACTGAATTGGAGGCTTGATCATGGCCGCAGGAGACATCATTGCAGTCCCGGCCATGTCGGCCGGGTATTTCCAGGTGCAGGGTCGACTGGCCAAAAACAGCGGCGGCAATATACTGGACATACCGGCCGGCATGTTGAATATCGGCGGGAACGGATTTGGCTACGTGCTGAGTGCCGTAGCGGCATGGGATCCATACCAGGCCGCAAATAGAGATGACAGTTTTTCCGTCGTCACGCTCGGCGACGACATCTACGTCTACGCTGTTCAACAGGCGAGCGGCGTAGCCAAGCTGGTGGCCAGCAAAAACGCCACGGCGCCGACCGGCTACACCGCAGGCAATTCGCGCAAGATCGGCGGCTTCCACGTCGGCAGAACCCGGCCAACTGCCAATCGCTTCGATGCCGCCTTCCTGCCGGCCATCGGTATCGTTCCCAACAGCGTCTGGGATCTCGCCACCCGTCCAAAGGCGTCACCCGAGGGCATGGCCGAGTTCGCCCCTGGACGTTGGGGCAGCATTTACCTTCTATCGCCGATCGCCGGCGCGTGGCCCAGCGTGGTGTTCGGCAGTCGCTACAACGTATCGCCAGCGCGATCAACGGGCGGCTACAACGAGCTGGACCTGCACCGTGGCCTGCACGCCGCCGGGATGCGCGAGCCAACCTTCGAGGAGTGGTTGATGATGGCTGACGGCGCGCCTCAGGGGCTGGACGCCGGCAACGATACCGCGTGGACGGCCACGACCAACACCGGACCGTGCAACACCGGCTTCCTGCAAAAATCCGTCAGCTGCGCCAACTTCGTCGACACTGTCGGCAACCTGTGGGAGCGGCTGAACCACCACTTCGACATCGGCAATTCGACCAACACCTACGCATGGGACGCAACCGTGGTCAATACCGGTCAGGACTCAGCTCAAGCGCGCGGCCAGGTGAATCACGTCGC